CGCTATCGAAAAGAGTCGCATGGATATGGTGGCTGATGCTGCCGCAGCTCGCGCCTCCATTCGGTTTGACACGGCGCAGATGATTGCGGCGCTGGATAAGCGTGTCACTCTTTTAGAGAAGGGCCGCTAATGGACCCTCTTAGCCTCCTTGCAGCAGCCAAAGTCAGTTATGAGGCCATCAAGGCCGGGATAGCTGTTGGCAAAGAATTGCAAGGAATGGCTGCTGACCTTGGTTCAATGTTTGACAGCGTAGCAGCTATCACACGCACCGCTGCTAATCCCAAGGGCAGTTTGATGAGCGGCAAGTCCGCGCAGCAGATCGCTATGGAAGCCTATGCTGCTAAGGCTGAAGCCGACCAGATGATGGAAGAACTAAAGAACCACTTCATCGGCGAGTTTGGAATTGCTGCTTGGGATCAGGTTTTGGCTCACACAACGCAGATCCGCAAGGACCAGAAAGCGGCGGCTCGTCAAGCTGCGAAAGAACAGCAAGAGATGATGGGCAATGTTCTGGTTGGTGGGATTATTGTGGTTATCGCTATCACCGTCTTTGTCATCCTCACCCTACTTACAATCAAGCTTCTCGCACACTAGGAGTGCCGCTATGCAAATGAGTCCAGAAGGAATTGATGCGCTTCTCAAGAAGTTTGAGGGTTGCAAGCTCAAGGCGTACCGTTGTCCCGCTGGAATCTGTACGATTGGCTACGGCCATACTTCGGCTGCGGGTGCGCCTGAAGTAAAAGATGGCATGCTGATCAATCAGAAGCAGGCTGATGAAATCTTGCGGCGTGATTTGATCAAGTACGAAACTGCGGTCTTCGGCATGGTCCAGCAGCCCCTGACGCAGCACCAGTTCGATACGCTGGTTGATTTTGCCTACAACGCTGGCGTTGGCGCGTTGAAATCCTCCACCTTGCTGAAGAAGGTGAACGCCGCTCAGTTTGATGATGTCCCCGCAGAACTGATGAAGTGGACCAAGGGTGGCGGAAAAGTTCTTCCGGGTCTTGTGCGGCGCAGGCAGGCTGAAGGCGCATGGTGGACTACGGATTCCCCGAAGACACCCGAACAGGTTTTTGACCATGAGCAAGAACATCGTGCAGAACCTGACCCTGTGCCAGTCCGCACCATGGCGGAAAGCAAGCAGGGCAACGCTGCTATCGTGACCGCTGGTTTGGGTGGTTTGGGTGCCGCCAAAGAAATAGCTGCGCAGGCCCAAGATGCGTCCGACACGGCAAACCAGATTATGGGCCTACTCCATAATCCGAACTTCCTTATCATGGCGGCTATCATTGGCCTTGGCGGGGCTATCTGGTACTGGCGCAGTAAGAACATGGAGAGAGATGGTGTTTAGCCTTCTCTTCACGCCTTTGGGCCGCTATGCCATCATCGCCATCATTTGTTTGATGGCGCTTGGTGGCGTTTACATGAAGATCCGCCATGATTCGGTAGCTGAGATCGAATTAAAGGCATCAATTGATGCTTTAAGGAGGACACAAGATGCGATCCGTGCTGGCGATGCTGTTGATATTTCCCCTGACAGGGTGCGCGAGTCTGACGGCCACAAGAGAGATTAGAGATGAAACCATGTTTCGCCCCGTTTGATTTTTCCAACTGCACTTTTTGAGATGCCAAAATAAGCGGCAATTTTCCGTTGGCTACGAGTGTCTTTTTTAATTTCTATCACCTGCTCTGGCGCAAGTTTGCAAGTATGAATTTGCTGACCTTTACGTTGCCTACCTTTATGAACCATGTCCTTCATGTTTTCTGTATGGTTTCCTATAAAAAGATGGGCTGGGTTCACGCAAGCTCGATTATCGCACTTATGGCAAACATATGCTCCTTCTGGTATGCTTCCATGAAACGCCTCATAACTAACTCTATGAGCATGTTTAAGTTTTCCATTGTAACGCAAGAGCCCATATCCTCTATGGTTTTTGCACCCCGGGAAAATAACGCAATCTTCAATTGGAGAGTTGCAATGCAAGCCAAGTTTCTCACGAAGTACCTCAATCATGTTAAGCCGCTCCTGTTAGTTCCATTGGCGGCCACTATTATGTCTATACAAGGATGCGCGTCAAGTAGGATGACTGCCGATACTAACGCCTCTGTGTGTAGCGTATGGCGCGACGTTTCTTGGTCATCCAAGGATACGACGCCTACAATCATTGAGGTTAAACAGAACAATGCCCGCCGGGAGGGCTGGTGCGCTGGCGCAAAATAAATGCTATAGTCTTGCGAAAGCGGAGCTTCCTCGATGACCACCCCGATGTCCTATGATGGTTCAGTAGCTGGCACAACCAGCTACATTACCCAAATGGCGACGATGGCCGTTGTCGCGGAGACTGACCCCGCTTTTGTAACCATCTTGCCTCAGATGATCGTCTATGCCGAGTTGCGGATGTACCGCGATCTCGACTTCCTGTTCACCTCTGGGTCCACAACTGCATATAGCTTGACCGCTGGAAGTCGGATTTTAAATGTCAACGCTGACACGTTTCCCTACGGCACCTTGGTTGTGCCGGAACAAATCAACGTCCTCGTTGGTTCTACAAACCCTGATCTAGCCAACCGTGTTCCTCTTCTGCCGACGACCAAAGAGTTTTTGGACTCCGTATATGGGTCTGGTGCGGTCGCAAATCGCGGCGTCCCCCAGTATTGGGTGCCGTTTGATGACTATACTTTCCTTGTTGGGCCATATCCTGATCAGGGTTACACAGTCGAACTGATTGGCACATATCGCCCCAATAGTTTGTCTGCGACGAATCCTGAGACGTTTATCAGCAAGAACTTGCCTGACCTGATGATCATGGCCTCAATGGTCTATATCTCCGCATATCAGCGGAATTTTGGCCGCATGAACGATGATCCTCAGATGGCAATCAGCTATGAGAGCCAGTATCAGACGCTCCTCAAAGGCGCTGCGGTGGAAGAGGCTCGCAAGAAGTTCGAAGCTGCTGGTTGGTCCTCGCAGTCTCCGTCTACCTTTGCCACACCGACAAGGGGCTAACACATGCCCCATCAAGCGCTTAAGTTACTCGCAGGCGTCGATCAGAATAAGACACCGGCTCTCAACGAGGCTGCTATCTCCCAGAGCCAGCTTGTCCGCTTTATTCCTGATCGGACTCTTGGCGGTTTGGTACAAAAGCTTGGTGGCTGGACAAAGTTCTATGCCGCAAAGATCGGATCAACGGTTCGTGCGCTATGGGCGTGGGAAGACACTAACTCAAACTCGTATTTGGCCGTTGGCGCAGATGGCACTTCTCCAATTACGGTTACGGGCGCAAGTGGTAATGGAACGACTGCCACCCTAACCTTCACTGGCCCGTTTATCTTCAACGTGAACCAGCGCATCACTGTGAGTGGGGTCAACCCTAGCGGTTACAATGGCACTTATGTGGTTACAGCAGCCACATCGACCAGCGTTTCATATGCCAGTTCAACGACCACAGCCTATGTGTCCGGTGGCCTGATTGCTGGTGGAGGCAATTCTCTTGGTATTATCATCTCTGGCGGTAGCCAAGACATAACCCCTGAACAGACTGTTAAAAATGCGACGGTCAATTTCAGCACTACTTCTGGCAGCAATGCCGTTGTGGTTGTCGATGCCAATAGCGGGACAAATGATTACTACGTTGTTGATATTCAAACGCAAATTAGCGTCGGCGGAATCGTTCTATTTGGGCAGTATCCGGTATCAAACCCATCCTTGAATGTGAACCAATATACCATCTATGCGGCTGATCTTGCGACATCTACAGTTGCTAATGGCGGTGCCACGCCCCTATTCACTACCGGAGTTGGGGTAAACACCGTCTCCGTCACGTTGAATAATCATGGGTATGCTGCTGGAGATACGTTCCCTGCGCTAATTGCCACGTCCGTTGGCGGGGTAACGATATATGGAAATTACACGATAATAAGCGTCACTAGCGCCAATGTTTTTGTGATCGCCGCATCTACAAGCGCTACATCCTCTGCGTCTGCCTCCATGAATGGCGGGCAGGTGCATTTTCTTTATCATAACGGCGTTGGCGTTTACCCTCCGGGCGTTGGTTATGGCGTTTCCGGGTATGGATTCTATGGGTATGGTGGTGTTGTCCCGACCCAATATCGCGGTGTCCCCATCAATGCTGTTGATTGGACACTAGACAATTGGGGTGAAGTGCTAATTGCCAATCCCCTTGGTGGTGCAATTTATGCGTGGAATCCTACGCAAGGCACTGCCGTTGCAAACATCATTTCCGCTGCTCCTCCAGTCAATCAAGGCATATTTGTCGCTATGCCGCAGCGTCAAATTATTGCTTGGGGCTCTACATTTACCGGGATTGTTGACCCTCTTCTGATCCGTTGGTGCGATGTAGAGAACTACGAAGATTGGACTGCTTCGATCACCAATCAGGCAGGCAGTTATCGCATCCCTAAAGGATCGCGGATCGTTCAAGGCATTCAAGCCGGTCAGCAGGCTTTGCTTTGGACGGATCTTGGCATCTGGGCCATGCAATACGTTGGGCCTCCTTATGTCTATCAATTCAATGAGCTTGGCACAGGCTGCGGCTTGATCGGTCGCAAGGCTGCTGGCTCTATGGCTGGCATCGTCTATTGGATGGGCCAGAGCCAGTTCTATCGGCTTGCTGGAGGCGGCGTCGAACCAATTCGCTGCCCTGTGTGGGATGTGGTCTTCCAAGATCTCGACACCACAAACCTCGACCGAATCCGTGTTTGCCCTAACTCTCGGTTTGGCGAAATTGCTTGGCATTTCCCAACCAATGGGAACGGTGGCGAGAACTACGGTTACGTCAAATACAACGTAGTTTTGGATCAATGGGACTACGGGTTTAATTCGACTTCTAACCCTTATGTGGCTCGGTCTGCGTGGATCAATCAGTCAGTTTTGGGTGCACCAATTGGTGCAGGCTTAAACCAATACATTTACCAACATGAGACCTCGACGGACGCTGATGGCGTTGCGATGGATAGCTATTTTCAAACCGGCTATTTCGTGCTGAACGAGGCCGATGTGAAGATGTTCATTGATCAGGTATGGCCTGACATGAAGTGGGGTTACTACGGTGGGACGCAGGGTGCTAACATCTTGCTGACCTTCTATGTGACGGACTATGCTGGACAGACGCCGATTGCCTATGGCCCCTACACGCTGACGCAAGCGACAACCTATATTACCCCGCGATTCCGTGGCCGCTTGGTCTCAATCAAGATCGAGAGCAATGACATTGGCTCGTTCTGGAGATTGGGGAATCTTAGGTATAGGATTCAAGCCGATGGCAAGTACTAGAGCGGAGCTTTAAAGCATGCCTGCATCTCTTGATGATATTCTTACCGCCCAAAAGAACGGCGTTGTTGCGATCAATAACGTCGCGCGGACCACTCAGCGGGGTCAGGGAACTCAAACTTCCTTGACCGTCACCGCAACCACTCTTGTGATTGCCGGTTCTGGCTATTTAGTTAACTTTGCAGTTCTTGTGGCCGGGTCCGCTGCGGGCACGATCAATAACGCCAATGCCGCTGGGTCTGCTGCGTCGGCAAATGCTCTATGCGCAACGCCTGCAACTATTGGCATATATCCGGCGGGGCAAGTCTTCACGAATGGGCTGGTCATTGTTCCGGGAACAGGTCAGTCCATCAATGTCACATACTCGGCGGGGTAAGCCATGCCATTAGCAAAAGGTTCATCCCAAAAAATCATCGGCCTTAACATCAAGGAATTGATGGATACTGGACGGCCTCAGAAGCAGGCTGTTGCGATTGCTCTCAATGAATCGCGCAAGCGGCGCGCAACTGGCGGTGCATCTTTTTTTGGGAATCCTCGCACTGCGGAAATGAACAAGATCCACGTTGGTCCTATCCGAAGCCCTGTAGCTGGCCGCACCGATCATTTGCCCATGCACGTTCATTCTGGCTCTTACGTCATCCCGGCAGACATCATTTCTGCGATGGGCGAAGGCAACACGGAGGCCGGGTTCAAGGTCGCCAATACGATCTTTACGCCTGTGCCCGAAATGAAAGGCGCTCCGGGCATGGATGCGCAACTGGGGTTGCCGGGTAAGGCAGAGGGAGGATCAATTGGTCCACCCGTTCCCATCGTTGCTGCTGGCGGCGAATATGTGATCCATCCCGATGATGTGACGCGCATTGGCGGCGGCGATATTGATCGTGGGCACAAGGAGCTTGATAGCTTCGTCAAAATGATGCGAGCTAAAACTGTTCAGACGCTTCGGAAGCTTCCGCCGCCGAAGGTCGATTAAGGGGGGGGGAACTATGTTTGACAACTTTGGGGTAAGAATTGGAACGCCAGATGATGTTCATCCCATGATGGATCTGGCTTTGCAAGCATGTGATGAAAACGGGTTTGTGGACCCTAACCCGCAAAAGCTTCTGGCTGAGATCTGGCCTGCGCTTAACCTAGAGAACGGTATCGTTGGAATC